ATTTTGGTAATCGTTGATAAGAAGTCTGAGCGTGTGTCTTACAACTCTTGGGCTTTTAACCTGACTGCTTCTCTTCAGCCGTCTTTAGTAATCTACAGGTGAGCACCCGTCCGAAAGACAATACAAGTATACAACAATGGTTCGAATCTAACAAACCACAATGATATTATTTTACATTATTGGTACATAGGCATTTTGTAGTATGTGCTCTCCAGTTGACGACTTTCAATTTGTAACTACCTTATATTCAGTTAGATAAAATTCTACATGACTTTATTTTACTGATCTTATAGTAGTAGTGTAGTGTGATTATCACTTAGTGTAACTTATTTGGTATTAGGGGTGTTGTCTTACAGCTAGTACTACTTGATAGTTGTTCTAATAAGGTCGTATATCGTAACAAAAACCTAAAAAGTTTACCTATTTACATACAAAAACATAGGTGCAGTGGGTCTGACGATCCAATTTTCTGTGTGCGTGTGCGTTCTATATTATATATATAACCCAAATACTCAATATTTCTAGTGTGGCGTAAAAATGTATCATTTAAGTGTATTATATATATAGTGTGCAGCTAAATGATACAAAAACCCGCCACATGTTTCTTATATTCTTCTTATCTTTGTACTAAATAAAAGCTCTGTTAAATGATCAATATAGTTATACAACCTCCATACGCTCTTATGTTAGGTTTAGAAGGCGTTGTAGACGAAGGAAAAAAGGTTTCTGGAATTATAATTCATCTATTATTAGTTTCGATAGAATACAATTGGGATAATGGTGAGTCAATTTCTATTTGAAGCTTCTGTATTTGGAATTATATTTTTAATATTAAAAAAAATATGGAGCCCCTCTGTGAAATATTGGATGGGACAAATAGTTATTGGGATCAATATCTTTGCATGCATACTTTATATGTATGGCGTATATGATGGCACGTTGAGTTTTAAGATTGGATCTTCAAAAATACTTTTACATGGCATAGTTGCCGTATTAATATATACACTTTTTACAATTGAATCAAAACAAAATGACTCAGCATAGTATATTTTTTACCCTTGCTGGTATTATTATTATTATATCGATTATTGGATATTTTAGTAAAGATTGATATTATTGAGTACTTTTACAAAAATCAAATAAAATTAAATTATGATAGAAAAAAACATAGACTTCAATGATGACGCCAAGGCGTCTTTAATAAATGGAGTCAATAAAGTTGCTGACGCTGTAAGCTCTACCCTTGGAGCCGCAGGAACAACCGTTATACTAGAGGATCAAACCGGAAGACCTCACATAACTAAAGACGGTGTGACTGTAGCTAAGACTATAAACCTTTCAGATCCGGTAGAACACCTTGCAGCAGAAATAATAAAGCAAGCTTCAATTAAAACTGCCGACGAAGCTGGTGACGGAACAACTACTTCAATAGTTCTTGCTAGAGCAATCATAGCTAATGCATTTGAAAAAATTAAGGAAAACCCTAAAATAAATGTTACAAGGCTCAGGGAAGAAATAGATTATCTTTCAGAAAAGATATATCAGTACCTAGACAAAAAAGCAAAGCCAGTAGACAAGTATTCGGTTGAGCACGTAGCTACAATATCAGCAAACAATGATGCTACTCTTGGAAAAATTATTTCCCAGGCATACAATAAAGTTGGGGTGGATGGCGTTGTAACAATAGAAGAGTCTATGACCCCCGAAACATATGTAGAGATAGTGGAGGGAACAAGAATTAAAAGAGGATTTCAAAGTCCATACCTCATCACTGACAAAGAGAAGAATACAGTTGTATTAGAAAACCCGTTTGTTTTAATATCTGATAAAAAAATTGACACTCTTGAAGACATAGAGCTTCCTCTTAAGGCTGCTATGAATACCAAAAGATCGCTCCTAATTATAGCTGAAATAGAACAACCTGTAATGAACGTGCTTAATGTGAATAAGGCAAAAGGTATTCTTAAGGTTAATGTGCTTCCTCCAGAGGGAGTTGGGTTGAATCGGTTTGAATTGCTGGAAGACCTTGCAGCTATGACTGGAGCGATTGTTGTATCAGATCAGACAGGTAACGATTGGAATGGTGTGACAGCTGAATTTCTTGGCGAAGCCAAAAAGTCGGTGTCAACAAATAAAGAAACTATACTTACTCTCAACCTAAAAAAAACTGCTGACGCAGTTAATGAAAAAATAGAGAGGATAAAATCTATAATTAAAAACAAAGAGGATATATCTAATGATTGGCATTATAAGGACCGGCTCTCTAGGCTCTCTGGTGGGATTGCTGCAATATTCGTTGGAGCTCACACTGAAATAGAAATGAAGGAAAGGAAAGACAGGGTGGATGACGCCATATGCGCAACTAGAGCTGCTCTTGAAGAAGGCATCCTTCCGGGAGGTGGTGTAGCTCTTTTTCACGCTTCAGCAACTATATTCGGTATGGCTATAGGTAAAAAAGAAGAAAGAAGGATTGCTTGCGAAATTTTATACAAAGCTCTTGAAGGCCCTTTTAAAACAATAATTCAGAACTCTGGCGCTACTGTTGAAGGAATAGAGCAAAAGGTTGTTAAGTCTGGAAGACATTCTTACGGGTATGATGTAAAAAACAAAAGGACAGGTGACATGTTTAAGTACGGTATAATAGATCCTTTGAAGGTAACAAAGATGGCCCTTAAGAATGCTATATCTGTTTCTAATACTATTTTGCAAACTAATTGTGTTATATCAAACAAAAGAGCATGAAAGCGCTAGGAAGTTTTGTTTTGCTAGAAGAGCAAAAAGAGGAGATTAAAAATGATATGGGGTTGATTGTAACCGCATCAAGTGAACAAAAAATAAGATATAAGCTCGCAAAAGTAGTCACAATAGGAAAAGACGTAAATGGAATTAACGCTGGAGATAGTGTTTATTATGACACTGCTGCTGGTTCTGATATCAGAGTTAACGGGAAGAAGTTAGTGGTTGTGCATGATAGGGGAGTTGTTATAGTCTTGTGATCTTATTTGATTTAGAAGACGATAATATTATTCTTCAAACCTACGTTGATTTTAGTGGGTACGATTTCGTTTGGTTTGAGAATCCAATTAACTATTATAACATTAAGAACATAACTGCAAGAATATCTTCATTTGAGCAGCTAAGGTGGTATGCAGAGGTTTTTTTCTATCTAAACCCTGACATAGACTTAAAAATATTTAAAGGGTTGTTCCAGGCAATTTCAAGTACCGATTTTGGAAAAACGGTTAGATCTTATGGACGAGCAAGAACAGGATCTATGATAGAGGATGTTTATAAAGAAAAAGCCATACCTTGGTGCAGAAGGAAGAGAAGGCTTATATTCAATCCAGAAATAATTATATCTCCCGAAGAAAAGAAAAGTATATCAGCTACACTATGTAAAAGAGGTGTTGTTTTTACCAAGAGAGACGTCCTGGACGCTATAGAGTATTTCAAGAAGTTTAATATTATTATTACTTCACAAAGAATATCTCGTCACATTAATTGTTCTTTACCAACAGTTAATAGACTTCTTGACGAAAAAACTAAAGACATTATTAAGTTTTACAATATTTCAATAAGAGAAGAAAAGAAAATACTTAAGGTTGTTGAGTCTATTCAAATACTTACCTCAGGAGGTGATGAAATTAAAATAAGGTCCTTGAAACTTCTTACAGCTGAAAGAAACTACGAAATTATTAAAAAAGCGATTGCTAGGTTTGAGAGTTGCCTCTAGAGACGAGGTTCATCTTTTTAATTATTTCCCTATATTTTTTGTCCATATATCCAGCGCTTTTAGAAAATATTGGATTTCTGTAAGGGTTTTCAGATATTTCTTCTTCTTGTGTTAGCTTCTTATATGTATGAGAACATATTAATTTACTTTTTTGTGACAACTCATACAGGGTTTGATAATGATACTTTTTACCTTCTCTCCATGTTTTTATATATCCCTGTGTAACCATATCACTAAACCTTCTTTTATCCCAATCTATAAGCTTTGAAAAAGAAAAAAATTGTTCTTTAGTAAATATGTTTTCATCGTATAAGAAAAGAAGTATTTCTAGTGTGGGTGTATTAATCTCATACTTCCTGGTTATGTAGTATTTGATAATTCTCCAGTTTTTTAAAAAGTTGTGTTTTTTGTGTCTTGGTCTGTACGTGGGTTTCTTTTCTCCTTTTTTGCTAATGTAATAAGCTTTTCGCATTGGTCTCGTTATGACTTTGTCCAAAACTACAAATTTTAAAATTCTTATCTTTGCCTATGTAAATATATTTACAATATGGCGGCAAAGCTTGATAAATCTAAGATGAGTTGTAACAAACCCAGAAAAAGCCCAAACCCTAAGAAAAAGAAGGTTGTTAAGGCTTGTTCAGGGGGAACTGAAAAAATAATTCATTATGGAGCGTCTGGTTATGGTCATAACTATAGCGGTGCCGCTAGAAAATCTTTCAGGGCTAGACATAAATGTGATCAGGCAAAAAATAAATTGACTGCACGTTATTGGGCTTGTAAGGATTTATGGGCTGGAAAAGGAGGGTCCACTAAATCATCTCCTAAATCGAAACAAGGAAAATATTAGAATATGAAACACAATGGTTATTACCCTCCAGTCGGAAGCACGAGTTATGGTAAAATGGGACCCTTTAACAAAAAGAAAAAGAAAAGAGTTGTATCGAAGAAACAAGGTCCTTTTGGAACAATGTTCGTAACTGAAAAACCAGTCGTTAGGGATGTTGAAGTTGTGAAGCCCAAAAAAAGAGGATGAAAGGGCCTTTTAAAAACCATACTGGTCTTGGAGATACCGTTGCCGCTGTTACACAAGTGACAGGAATAAAGGCAATAGTTGATGCGGGATCAAAAGCTTTTAACAAGCCCTGTGGGTGTGATGGAAGAAGAAAAACATTAAATGATTTATTTCCTTATGGCAAAAGAGAAAAGAAATAAAATATGCCCTTCAGGCATAGCATGGGCAAAAAGAACCTTTGATAAATATCCATCGGCATATGCAAATATGGCGGCGAGTAAATATTGCAAGGATCCCAATTATGCAAAAAACTCAAAAAGAAAAAAGAAATGAAACTTCCCTCTAACGGTGTGGCCAAAGACATACGTCACTATATTGGCGCATTAATCGTGTTTTTTTTAGTTGTGATAATATTATTTTATTTGACCAGGTATAAAATACCAAACGAAAATGCACAAATCGTTAACACAATCATCGGCATGATAGTTGCGAGCCTGGCGATGGTAATAAGCAGTATCACTGGGCGCAACCCTGATGACTTAGATGCCGCAAAAAAGAAAATAAGTAATTTAGAGATGAAGATTGAAATGCTTGTAAATGCTAAAGATATGCTGGAAGGTATGTTAATTAAACTACAAGACGACACAATAGATCGATTATTGTTGAATAAAACATTAGATTTTGACGCAAAACAAAAAAGCTGTATTTGTGGTAAAAACTCTTGTAAATGCGAAGGAGAGAATGGGGGAGCTTAAAAAGTGGAGAGAGCAAAAGTGGGTTCGCATAGGCACGGATGGTTCTATATTAGGGCCTTGCGGTACAAGTAAAAATAAAAAGAATCCTGATCGGTGTTTACCTTTGTCAAAAGCAAGGTCACTTTCAAAATCAGAAAGAGCTGCAACAGCAAAAAAGAAAAAAAGAGAAGGCGCAAGTGGAAAACAATTCGTTTCTAATACAAAAAAAGCAAAAGTAAAATCATAATGGACTCAAAAAAAATTAAAGCACCCGCAGGATTTCATTGGATGAAATCGTCTAAAGGTTTAAAATTAATGAAACATAGTGGTAAATTTGTAAAACACAAAGGGGCATCTTTGTATGCTGATTTTAAAATACAAAAAAAACACAAATAATTATGCCGTACAGCAAATATAGCGCAAAGCAAAAGAAACTTGCGAGGGTAGCCCCTCCAAGAAATAAGATTACTTCTTTGGATCTCAAAGTCTTAAGAGACAGTAAGAAGAAAAAGAAGACAAAGAAAAATGGAAGATTTTAGAATTTACGGAATTAATATATCAGCAATGACAGGGGTGGTTTTAACAGACATAAATCAAGTATTGTCGCTTTTGGTATTAAGCGCTACTTTTATATATACTATTATTCAAATAACGGACAAGCTTTTAAACAAAAAGAAAAAATGAAAAAATTTATAGATAAAGTGCAAAAAGCCTGGAATAGCCTTTTGTATAAGTTGATGTTTAAAAAATACAAATGAAATATTTTTCTGAATCAGAATTTAGTGACTATGAAATGATGGATGAAAAACTCTTAACTATGTTAGATCAGTTAAGAGAGGCCTATGGTAGCCCGATAAAAATTACTTCGAGCTATAGGAGCCCTAGTCATCCTATTGAAGCAGCTAAAGATTCTCCTGGGGAACATTCTTATGGCGCAGCTGTCGATATAGTAAGCGATAGTGGTGGTAAAACATTTAGGCTTGTTAAGGCTGCTATTCAAGTAGGATTTGAAAGAATTGGAATAAGCAGAAAAAAAGGATTTATACATTTGGGCATTGGATATCCAGGAGCGCCTGAAAAAACAATTTGGACATATTAATATGGCAAAAAAAGCATTTAAAGAAACTGCCGTTGGAAAATTTTTACTTCAAAAAATTCCTTCAGTCGTTGGCGCTATCGCCGAAGATACACCTGTTGGAAGTGTCATTCAAGCTATTATAGGAGGTTCTGACATGTCTGAGCAAGACAAGCAGGTCGCTTTAAAAAAGCTAGAGCTAGAAAGAGCTGAAATGGATGGCATAACAAGAAGATGGGTGGCAGACGCCAGAAGTGGTTGGCTTCCTTCTAACGTAAGACCGTTAACACTAATATTTCTTACAGTCTCTTTTGTTGTTGGATGGTATATGCAGATAGAAGGCTTATCAGTTGTCAAGGAACTTCTCTTTGTAGTCTTTGCAGGCTATTTCGGCGGAAGATCTTACGAGAAGGTGATGGGTAATAAAAACCACAAATAATGGCTAGAATACAAACATATGATCAAGATAGTAATGTAACTTTTCAAGATAAGCTGATCGGGACAGATTCAGCAACTTCTGCAACAAAGAATTTTACTATTCAAAGTTTGATGGACGTTATAAATCAGTTAAGTGGAGTTGATTTATTTGATGGTATAGTTTTTAAATATCAAGCGTTTGAGCCAGCTGCTACAGATCCTGCGGGAGCATTAAATCTTGTTGGTGGAGTTGCGGCTACGCAAGCATTTTCAGCAACAACTCAAATAATAGTATCAAAGAAAGTTGTTAATGGTATTGATGTAGAAAATTATATAACTTCATTTTTAGGCAAAAAAATAAAAGTTTCAAAGCAAGGGGACTTTGATAAGTTTGGTGTATTTAGAGTTACTAATGTTCAGAATCATTCAAACACCAGGTATTTAGTTTTAACTGTAACCCATAAAGAATCAAACGGAAGCTTTGAGCCAAACAGCTACTATTTCCTTTCATTTTATGGACTTCCGTTAGTTACAGATTTAGATGATGTCACTAATGCTGGGTCTGGACTAATAATAACTGATGCAGAAAGAACTACTTTAGGAACAGCATTACAGCCTTCAGACATAACAGATAACCTTACCTCTACAGATACAAATAAAGCTTTGTCTGCAAATCAAGGAAAGATACTTAAAAATCTTACAGATGATCTATTTACTTTATTAGATGTTGACGCAGCAGATAAGCCTCATTTGGACACACTTAGAGAGGTTGTTAATTTTTGTCAAATAAATGCAGCTACTTTATCTTCTTTAGGAATAGGCAGCATTGCAGGACTTCAAGTTGCTTTAAACGCAAAGGTTGATGTTGTTACCGGTAAAGCTTTATCGGAAAATGATTTTACAAATACGCTTTTAGCTAAGCTTAATGGCATAGCGGCTGGAGCTGAAGTAAATGTAAAACCAGATTTTACTGCTACAACAGGTGCTGCTAATGAAATATTAAACATACCTTCAGATATAACTGATTTGTCTGCTCATAACGTAACTGAGCTTTCAGATGTAAATACAGCTTTTTTTACAGGATCCACAGCCACCGCTTTAACAGATGCAGGCTCAGGATCTATTATTACAAACACAGAAAGGACAAAGCTTGGCGCAATAGATGTCAATCCTACAAATTCTACAATAACAGATGGGACTGATAGTATTACTGTTGCTCCTTCTTCTAGAACTATAGAGGTTGCAGGAACTACAAATGAAGTTGAGGTATCTCCTACCGGAGCGCAAGATCTTTCCACAAACAGAACGTTTACAGTTGGACTTCCAAATGATGTAACCATAGGAAATGATTTAACAGTAACTGGATCTGCAACCGCCGCTTCTTTTGTAAAATCAGGAGGAACCTCAGCACAAATTCTTTTGGCTAATGGATCGGTTATTGATCTGACAATAGAATCCCAAGGAATAAATAGCAACGATAGTGATACAAAGGTTCCTTCAAATGCTGCTGTTAAAGATGCAATAGATACTGCAATATCAAATCTTGTTAGTGGTGCTCCAACAGCGTTAGACACATTAAATGAATTAGCCGCAGCCTTAGGGGATGATGCAGCTTTTTCTACTACCATTACAACGGCTTTAGGCAATAGGCTAAAGTTTGATTCTTCTCAAACCTTAAGTTCGGCAGAAAAAACTCAGGTACTAACAAATCTTGGCATTACTTCTACTATTCAAGAAATTAATTTTTTAGATGGAGTAACTTCTACCCTAGCATACAGAACTCACACTGTAACTGTAGGAAGTAAGACAGGAGGAGGAAATGCTTTTTATGTAGACGGAGGCGAAACACCTGTGCTTATTATTTTGCCAGGAGCTAAATATAGGTTTGACCTAAGCGACAGCACAAACACAGGGCATGCTTTTCAATTTAGTGAAAATATAGAGGGAGCCGGAACTGGTGCATACACCGCTAATACAAATGCAGTGGGTACGCCTGGACAGTCTGGTTCTTATAATGAAATAACCGGAAGCTATCAATACCCGTCACTATACTACTATTGCCCTAATCACACTGGAATGGGCAACAGGCTTAAAACAGATGCCAGCTCTTATTTAGGAGGTCTTACTTCAGATAAAATAGAATTTGATCATGATTTAATTGTAGATTCTAAAATAGTTACAAAGCATAGTAATACCGTAAAGACTATGGTTGTTACTGTTGTAACTAAAACAGCAGCACACCCAGCACACGGTGTAACCGGGGCATCTAGTTTAGGATATTCTATAGACGGTATAGAATCGCCTGAGTTAACTTTTGCTGTAGGAAATACTTATAAGTTTGATCAATCAGATTCAAGCAATGCAAACCACCCTCTTAGGTTTTATACTGATGAGGCAAAAACAGCTATATTTGCATCAGGAGTAACCACATCGGGCATACCTGGTCAAAGCGGTGCATATACTCAAATCATACCTTTAGAGACAACACCTAACGTATTATACTATCAGTGTTCAGCCCATGTTAAAATGGGTTGGAAGGCTGTATTTAATACAAGAAACTTAACAAGTTTTTTAACTGATGATTTAAATGAAGGTTCTTCTAATCTTTATTACACAGACGCAAGGGCAGATGCAAGGATAGCGGCTGCTTCAATAGATGCTTTGTCTGATGTAGATACCACAACAAGTGCTCCATCTACAGGACAGGCTCTTGTTTGGGATGGAAGTAAATTTGAACCAGGTACAGTCGGAAGCACCTTGACTATTCAAGACGAAGGTAGCGCACTTTCTACTTCTGGTACGACACTTAATTTTGTGGGCACAGGAGTTACTGCCTCTGGTACTGGCCCAACTAAAACAATAACGATACCAGGTGCAGCAAGCGGTATAACGATACAAGAAGAGGGGAGCGCTGTAGGTACTGCGGCAACCACATTAAATTTTGTTGGTAGTACTGTCACTGCAGCAGGAAGTGGTGCTACTAAAACAATTACAATTACAGGAAGTAGTGCTGGAAGCGGAGGAACTACTGTAGCAAGAGATACTCTAAGTGGAGTTTCTGGAACACAAGCCTACACATTATCTCAGTCTATTGCAGACGAAAATAATACATATGTGTTTATAGACGGGGTCTACCAATCTAAAACAACATATAGCATGTCTGGTACAACTCTTACTTTTGGGTACCAGCCACCAGTTGGAACAAATAATATAGAAGTAATACATTATACATCAGCACCTGCTGTTTCAGATGTAGGAGTATTACAGGTTGACACTTTTGATGGGGCTAATTATTCTAGCAACCTTACACTTACAATAGCCCCTGAAAATAAACAACATACTAACGTTTTCATAAATGGTGTATATCAAGAAAAATCTACATATACATTAAGTGGAAACGCCTTAACTCTAACAGGATACTCTGCAACTACAGGAGACACTATAGAGGTTGAAAGTAGAAAAGTAATAACTCCATCTGGGTTGACATATGCAAATATGGTTTCAGACACTGGAACAGGAGACGGGTCCAATCAAACTTTTTCAACACCAAACGGCGCTCCTCAAACAAAGGAGTTTACTCTTGTATATATAAATGGTGTTTACCAAGCCAAATCAACTTATGCGTTAACTAGCGGTGATATAGTATTTACTACAGCACCAGACCTTGGAGATGAAGTAGAAATAATATCTATTAACTCTGTGAATACAGCAAGTGTTTCGGGGGCAGTATCATCTGTAAATGGCCAAACAGGAGCTGTAACATTAAATACATATACTGCGCCAACCGTATATGTAATAAACTCAAGCGCAACAGCAGTTTCAAATTCAGTTTATGTATTTACAGCAAACCTTACATTGACATTGCCAGCTAGTCCAAGTTCAGGAGATTCTATAAAAATATCTAATAGATCTGGAGTTGCAACTTGCGTGCTTGCAAGAAACGGAAGTAATATAATGGGTGCTGCATCTGATTTAACGTTAGACACAGCATCAGCAAGTTTTGAATTAATATACTCTGACGCAACAAACGGATGGGTAATAATAGGACAATAATATGGGTAATTTAAGTACATTTTTTCCGGTAGCTTCTAGTACAAACGTATTGGAACAACTTAGTTTTGATTGTGATGGACAAACTATAAGTACATCTCAAGGAAACATAACAGCCCCTAATTGTACAGCTACGCAAAATGTAACTAGCACCTCAATGGCCGATGTTACAAACAGTACCGTAGCATACCAGCCCCCAAGCAATGCAACAAAAGTTGTAATCGAATATAGATTTTTGCAAAACCATGATAGAGCAGGTAATTATTATACTTTAGGCTCTATGCAAGCAAATGTTGACGGAACAGATGTTAATACATCAAGGCTTCAATGGTTTGACTATGGATACAGTTCATACGAAAGAAGCTCTCAAACCAGAAATATTAGAGTTGAAATAAAAATAAACGGAACAGAGGCTTTAGCTTCAGGAACTATGGGCACATGGAATTCCTCAAAAAACATAAAAATTAGAGCGGCATGCTATCACGCTTCAACTTATAATTATTATTTACATTTAACTGACTATTGGCTTAATACAGGTACAGAGTATTTTGTAGTACCATCTTATAAAATAACAGCATATTCATAAATTATGATTACATATACATATCAAATATTAGAACTTAGGAAAAAAGACGAGGATAATTTTACAAACACTATTAAAAGTTTTAAGATAAGAATAACTGGTACTAAAGATGGTCAGTCTTATTATGTAGACCGAGATTTAATTTTACCCATGCCTGAGCAAGAGTCATTTGTACAATATGATTCTTTGACAGAACAAAATCTTATTGATTGGCATAACGATGGTATTAGGGAAGAAATGGCAAGTCATGAAATACAAGAAAAGTTTAATTTAAACGAAGGCACTGAAACAGATAGCTTTCCCTGGGTCTAAAATATTATAAATAACAAATTAAAAGAATAAATTATGTCAAGAACAAAAGTTAAAAAATCGGTTATAGCAGACAATTCTGTTTCTTATGATCAGTTAGGGCCAGAGTTTACAGAAACATCTGCATTATCAGGAACAGCAATAGATTGGGATTCAGCACAAGTGTTTACAAAAACACTTGGCGCAGCAACAACGTTTACTTATACCAATGACGAGATCGGAATGGTTAAAGATTTAGTTATATCAGGACCTTATGGTATTACATGGCCAACAGGAACAAAAATTATTGCTGGAGAATATGACACAACAGTAGATAATTTTATACAAATAGTAAAAACTGGAGCTGCTGAATACTTTTTATCAATATCAAAACAATCAACATAATGGTAGCAATAGAGAAAAACGGAACGATACAGACATTTAATCGCTTGCCTAATAAATGGGAAGACGAAAAAGGAGTGTACATGAATTTCAGATTGTTCCCAAATAAAGAGGACTTTGGTTTTTATGATGTAGTAACTCCTTCTTATGACAGAGTAACACAACAACTATCAAAAATATTTTGGGATGCTGACAATAAGGTATTTACATATACAGTAAATAATATAGACCTTGATGCTACCTACAAAATGATTGATGAAGAGGGTAACGAGACAGGAGAAATAAAGGCTGTATATGATAAGGATAAATTAAAGGCAGATATAATTGTTGGTGTTAAAAGTAAAGCAAACGTTTTATTATCATCAACGGACTGGTATTCAAGCAGAAAAGCGGAATTAGGTACTGCAATACCGGACAGTATACTTGCAGAAAGAAAAAAAATTAGAGATAAAGTTGTCGCTGTAGAAGCAGAAGTTGCAGCGCTTACAACTGTAGAGTCAATATTAAAATACACTTATAGTTTCACTGAGCAAACAGATTAAATGTTAGGTAAAAGATTAATAAATCCTGGAGGAGGCGTAGCTTGTACTACAGACACTACGCAAATATTAGATGGAGGTACAACGCAATCTACAGCTCTATATAGATTTGAAGATAATGCTTATGATACTGCCTATGCATCAAGTCAATCTATTGTTAGTTCCAATAAAGTAATTGATTTAAATGTAAATGGATATTCAAGCGGTTCAACAATAGCCGATTCAACTTCAAATTCTAACAATGCAACTATAGTAGGCAATGTAACTTACAGTAATCCATCGGGTAGTAATGGAAGGTTTAATTTAGATGGAGCAAGCGATTATTTACGTATAGGCGGAAGTACAACATTTAATAGTGCAGCTAATTTTACTGTAGAAGGTTGGTTTAAACCAGACAATATAACAGATTTAGACCATTTTTTTACAATATGGGATGGAGGTAGTAATAGTAAGCTTTATTTAAGATTTACCGGAACATCTGGAGACCTTGATGGATATGCTTATACTAGCGGTGGTGGTCAAGCGGCTAATGTGGTAACAAGCAATGCATCAGTTAGAGTGCAAGTAAATAAGTTTAACCATATTGTAATGACTTATACAGATGGTGGGAGCGGAAGTCTAGCTGTATATATAAATGGTGCTTTAGCAGGTTCGGCCACTCCTAGTGCGGCTGTAAACACAACAGGGGCTGAGGATCTATATGTTGGGATATTAAAAAACTATGCTGGTTCTTACGATTTTGATGGTGAAGTAGGCCAAGTAAGGTTTTATAGTAGTGCTTTAACTGCAGCTGAGGTTTTACAGAACTTTAATGCTACTAGAGCACTCTATGCCGCTTATGATGGCGCTGCATCTGGTGTAACTTATGTTACAGGTAAATTTGGTAAAGCTGCAGAACTTAACGGGAGTACTGGGTTTGTAAATATTGAAAACATGAGCACAGTGTTGGCTAATGATTTTACTGTTTCTATGTGGGTTAAAACCCCTTCAAGTCTTGCTACTAGCGGCTACCCCACTTTTCTTTCTTTATATGGCTATACAGGTTCTGGAAGTGCTTATGGATGGAGTGTAGAATATCAAGGGCTTGGGGCTTCTAGTAAGATTACATTTTATTGGGTTAGTTCATCTGGTGTAGGAAACTCTCTTCAAAGTGCTACAATTAGCCCTAATACTTGGTATCATGTACTTGTTAAAAAAAATGCTTCTTCAGCTAGTTTATATATAAATGGACAGTTAGATCATTCAGGAGGATCATCAATTAGTAGTTATGCTATGTATTATAATACTATTACTGATTTGACTATAGGCGCTAAAAGGCTTACAGATGGCGGTAGTATTAGTTCTCAATTTACGGGATTATTAGATCAAGTACGACTTTTTACAACACAATTAAGCATTGGAGAAATAAATAGTCTTTATAATGAAACTACAACTACAGCAGCACTAGGTACTATATCTAATCCATCTACCGTAGCATATTATAAGATGGCTGATGCTACAGATGAAACTGGTTCTTATAATGCAACAACAGTAAATAATGTAGATTTTAATGTTGAAGGCAAATATGGTTTTGCTGGCAAATTTAACGGAACTAACTCTTATATGACTACAGGGCTTACTTGGCCGGGTGGAACGCAACTTAGCTGGTCTGGGTGGATAAAAACTTCAAACACAAAAGATACATATATATGTGGAGATTTTGCATCTGGAGGGGCAAATGCAAGTCATAGGTTTTCAGTTAGAATATATAGTCAAAATTTTCAAGCAAGTATAAATAACGCAGGAGGTGGTTTAGGCACAAGTGTAACTTTTGGAACATTTGCGCACTATGGAGAATGGGCTCATTTAGTTGTTACTATTGATGGTACAACTTTAAAAGGATATGTTAATGGTTCTCAGTTAGGTTCAGCCCAAACAAGTTCTGAATCTTTAGTAGCTGGTGCTAATCCTTTCGTCTTTGGAAATTATGGGCCAGATACCGGTACTTCACAACAATTTGACGGTACAATAGATCAAGTTAGAATATTTAATAAAGCAATATCAGCTTCAGAAGTTACAAAACTTTATAATGAAATACAATGCGCTAATACTATAACTACTCCTGAAAGTTATTTTAATACTAAATTATATACTGGTAATGGTAGTACTCAATCTATAACAGGTTTAGGTTTTAAACCAGATTTAACTTGGATAAAATCAAGAGCTAGCGTTGATAATCATAATTTAGGCGATTCGGTAAGAGGTGTACAAGAATTTATTTATTCTAATTTGACATCCCAAGAACTTACAAGTGCAAATTATTTAACATCTTTTGATACAGATGGGTTTTCAATAGGTTCTGATAATTCAATTAATAAATCTAGTGATTCAATTGTATCCTGGAACTGGAAAGCTGGTGGTATATTAAATCAATCAGCTTCTTTTAATGGGAGTAATAGTTATATATATGCTAATAATTCCGTACAACAGCCAACAACAAATTTCAGTGTTTCTGTATGGTCAAGGTGGGATTCAAAGCCTTCAGGATCTGTAGGTTTAGTTGGAAATTTTAAAACAGGAGTAACGCCTCAGGTTGGATTTTTGATGGGAAAGCACTCAGGTGAAAATATTTTTTCTTTTTATGCTGACGGAACCGCAAGTTCAAGTGCTGGAAGGGCTCTAGGCACTACTAATTTTGTTACCGGGCAATGGTATCATACTGTTGGAACTTATGACGGCTCTAATGTTAAAATATATGTGAACGGAGTGCTAGAGGGTACAACATCATACACTGCCACTCCAGGCACTACTGACCAGCCTTTAGTTATAGGAAGATGGTATGGGAATTATAACGCCTATTATCATGATGGAGAAATTGATCAAGTACGAATATTTAATAAAGCAATTAGCGATTCTGAAGTTACAACGCTTTATAATGAAACGGCTAGCACTATAAATACCTTACAAGTTTTAGGTGATACATCTTGTGTTGCCGCATACCCTTTAGGTACCGGGGCGGGAGATCTTGAAAATACATATTCAAGTATCGCATCAAATGTAACATTTAATAATCCTGGTCATTTAACCAGAAATACTAATGGGACAATCGAAAGTACGGTAAGTGCATCACAAGAATCTGGATTTAGTATTGTTACATATAGCCCTAATAATACGGTTGGTATGTCTATAGGGCATGGTTTGAGTCAGGCCCCTTCTCTCGTAATTACCAAAAGATTAGATACTTCTCAAGATTGGGGAGTTTATACTAATGCATCTACAGGTAATGCTACAACTAACTGGCTGTCTTTAAATGATGCTGATGCTTATGGGTCTGGTAATTATATGACTTTAAAATCTACTACTTTAGAGCTTCCTGCAGCAGGTGCTTTTTGGGCATCAACTTCATCAAACCAAGTTGCTTATTGTTTTGCGAATGTAGACGGTTACCAGCGTATAGGCTCTTATGTCGGGAATGGCTCAGCTAATGGTCCTTTTGTTTATACAGGATTTGAACCAGCTTGGCTAATGATTAAAAGAACAGATTCAACTGGAGAATGGAATATTTTTGATAATAAAAGAGATACGGAAAACCCAAGAGATGTTACTTTGTGGGCTCAAGATAATGTTAATGAATCAACTGCATCTCAGTCTGGTCTTTATGATGTAGATTTTTTAGCTAATGGTTTTCAAATTAAAAACACTTATAATCCTTTTAACAATTCTTCCGGCACTTACATATTTATGGCTATAGCCGGTAACCCAGACACTACAGCACCAACTAAAGCTAATAGTTTTAAGGCAATAACATGGGCGGGCTCAGGGGGAGCTAGAAATATAACAACAGTAGGATTTAAACCTGATTTAGTACTTTGGAAAGCTGTTGATAGTGCTTCTTATAATTGGAAAGCAATTAACAGTATTAGAGGGGCTTCAAAAAATGTATATCCTAATTTACAAAATGCAGAAGCTAGTGACGTTGCTACAACTGATTTTATTGACAATGGATTTTCTTTTGGTAGCGGAGGGAATGGCAATATTAGTTCATTAAACTTCGTTGGTTATGCCTGGAAAGGTTTAGACCACGATAGGAATTTAGCCGCTATAAATACAGACGGTATCATTCCAAGTATAATTAGCGCAAATCCTGCGGCTGGATTTAGTTTAGTTTTATACAATGCTATTAGCAACACATACTTCCATGGTGTTGGCCACGGTCTTAATGCTGCTCCTCAGGTTATAATTCAAAAACGCTTGACAGGTGCTGCTAGCAATTGGTATCTTATCACAACTGTAATAGATGGTAGTACTGATTATTTTAAATTTAACGATGTAGATGCAAAATACGACATGACCGGTACTCACGCTAATTTTACCTTAGGAGCAAAAGCGTTTAGTGACTGGTGGAATCCAGGCCAAGATATTATTAATTATTGTTTCCATTCAGTCGATGGAATAAGTAGAATCTCCAGTTATACTGGTGTAACTGGTGCTAAAAGAATTTATACTACAGATGATGGAACTTCTACTGGAAGTGGTGGGTTTTCTCCATCTTTTATTATTATAAGAAATGTTTTTGCAGCTGGTGCTTGGATGGTTTATGATTCAGCAAGGTCCTCGACTCCAGATCCTTTAAATAAATCATTAATGATAAATTATGCTAGTATACAAGTAGTTCAAGGGACATATAATATAAACGTACATTCAGATGGGTTTACAGTTAATTCTAATTTAGGGGCTACAAACTCAAATGGCAATACATACTTCTACATAGCATTCGCTTAAAATTTGTAAATTTGTAAAAAATAATAAATGGCAGCAACACAAGTAACAGCAGACGTTATAAAAGACGCTACTATAACAGGAACTAAGATAGCCAATACAACCATTACCTCTGGCAAAGTAGACTCATCTGTAGCTAAAATAATTACACTGACACAATCAGCTTATGATGCTTTAGGGTCTTACAGCGCCTCAACATTATATATAACAACATAAATTATGGCAGTATATTTAGGATCAACACAGTTAGACGGAGGCGGCGGCGGCGGATCTTCATTTCCTAATACCGCAACTTTTACAAGCACACAACTTTGGTCTGTTCCTCAATCATTACAGGATGCAATATCAGCTAATGGTTCAGTTAATGTTGCAACATTACTTGTTGGGGGCGGAGGTGCATCAAATGGAGGAGAAGTCATATATGAAATAAGAACACTGACCTCTAGCCATTACTATGATTCGAACAACAATACTATATTAATTGCTATTGGCGCTGGCGGATCTGTTGGAGGAGAAACAGCTATAGCCCCCCAATTAGGAAGTACATCTGATTATGTAATAACTATAACATCCCCAGAAAACGGAGGTCTTGGTGTTAATGGCACTGTTGGATGGGATATAAATGGTACTAATTATTTTGCAGATACTTTATCAGACGTTTATACAAAATCAAGTAACGGGAATCCTTACATAGTGCAGATTAGAGGGAGTAGATATAATGGGAGTTATTCTAGTTATTATTTTACTCACTCATTTAGTAACGGAATACCTGTAGCTTCTACTAATTCAACCACAAATGCGGCTGGTGCTAGTATGAGTGCTGTTATATCTACAAATCAAGTTTCTTATTCTGGAAGTGGTGGTTGGAAATATGACGGAGGTCTTTATATAACAGTAAGAAAGTCAAGTCTTGATTTTAATAATGAGACTAGCCCCACGGGTTTAATTGCTAGTGGAGGTAATTCAGGAACAAACTCAATAAGTAATAGAGCTTCAACTGAAGGATATTATGGTGGTTATGGGGCTAGTATAACCTCAACAGTTAACAATACAGGCCAGCGCCAAAGATCTGGACTTGTTAAAATATTTTATTTTTAATTATGACGGTAGCTTTAATATTTAACAAAAAAGTAGTTAACAGATTAGTCGTAGACAATCTAGAGGCTGCGCAGCATTTGTTTTCTAACTTAACGGTAATAGAAGATAATGATAACAATTACAACGTAGGGGATAGTTATTTAGAATAATAACACTCAATTTTACAATTATAAAGTAAATTTTAATTAAAATGAATTACATAAGAAAAATATCAGTTGGTTCTGACTACAAGAATGCTATGCATTATATAGTCGGACAACAAGTAATGAACGGTTCTTATCAAATAGCTGAAATAAATCAAGAAGAAAATAGCGTTTCTATTTGGGTAAAAAAAGAAAAAGAAATTATCAAATGGAAAGATGTTTCAAACAATCCTATTATTATAGAATATAATTTGCAGGCAATATGATTCCTAGGTGGAGTTATTTAATAGAGCCTGTAGACGGAGCCTATTTAAACACCCAAAAAATAGGGGGACTTGATTTTGTTATAAACACCTCTATCGAAGATGTTAAATATGTCAATAGGCTTGGCAAAGTACTTAATTCTCCCCAAGGCTCCGAAATACCAAAAGGTTCAATCGTAATTTTACACCACAACGTTTTTAGGGTTTACTATAACATGAAAGGTAAAAAAACAAAAAGCAATGAATATTTTAGAGAAAATAAATATTTGGTTCCAGAAGAAAAAATATATATGTACAACTATAGTGGAGATTGGGTTTGCACTTCTGATTTCTGCTTTGTTAGCCCTGTAGATTTTTCGCAAGATGATGAAATATTCCGATCTGACAAAAAAGAACAAGAGCACACTGGTGTAATAAAATATATAAAAAATTCATATATTAACACAGGTGATAAAGTTGCTTTTACAAAAAACTCAGAATACGAGTTTAATGTAGACGGAGAAAAGCTTTATAGAATGAAACATAAAAACATTTGTTTACTTTTAGATGGGTAAGTCATTAAATAGAAGGGGCAAATATAGCCACTGCACAAGGGCGCAGAAAAATGGAAGGAATAAACCAGCAAAAAAGAACAAGTAATGGCTGATGCGTTTTTAAAAAACAACATATCCATAGTCATATCATTTGTGGCTGCAGTGTTTGCGGCAGGTGGTATATTTTCTGAATTTACATCACTAAAAGATGAGATACATTTAGTTCACGAAAGATTAGATGAAAAAATAGTTATTATAGATCGTCTTGAAGTGCGTATACTTGAAATGGAAAAACAATTAGAGTATGAAAAGGGTTTTTTTGAAGCCACATCTAAATCTAAATAAATGAGCAAGGAAATAAAAAACACCATACAGAGAGTAATTGATGCAGGAGAAAAAGCTGTTGAAGAGCTTATTAAAGTTGCGCATGATGAAATAATTACTGATGATCCGTCAGAGGATTTAGCGGCAGATAGATTGAAAAATGCAGCAGCTACAAAAAAACTTGCAATATTTGATGCTTTTGAGATATTAAGTAGGTTAGAAACAGAAAAAGATAAGTTAAGTGGAAAGGAAGAGTCTTCAGAAGGTTCGGGAAAAGATACAGGATTTCAAAGCTTCGCAGAATCCAAAGGAAGAAAGCTTTAATCTATTTTTAGAGCTTAAAAACTTTATACCTGCAAAAACTTTAAATGCTAAAAACAAAAATAAATCTTGGCGGTATGGATATGACCACGAGCATGATATTATTGTCATAGCAAAAAACGGACAATTAGGAAGTGTAATTCAGATCCAAGATTTAAAGATTGGATTACCTTTGCAGCCGAAGAAAATATATTCAAGAAGTCGTGAAAAAGCAAAACAATACTGGGAGCCCTTTGAGTATCCAAAAGAACTTAATTACATTAAAACAATATTTCAATGGAACGAATATCCAAACTCATTTAAAGATAAGTGGCTTGAATATATTGAATCTGAATTTGACAGGAGAGAGGGCGGGTTTTGGTTTAAAAATAACGGGTCTCCTATTTATATTACTGGGTCTCACTACATGTACCTACAGTGGACAAAGATTGATGTTGGCAAACCAGACTTTAGAGAATCGAATCGAATATTCTACATATTCTGGGAAGCTTGCAAAGCAGATGAACGATGTTTTGGAATGTGCTATCTCAAAAACAGAAGATCGGGATTTTCTTTTATGTCCTCATCAGAAATCGTTAACCAGGCAACAATTACTTCGGATGCAAGATTTGGTATACTATCAAAAACTGGAGCAGATGCAAAAAAAATGTTTACCGACAAAGTCGTTCCAATATCAACAAACTACCCCTTCTTCTTTAAGCCAATACAAGACGGGATGGATCGACCAAAAACAGAACTTGCATATAGAGTTCCCGCATCAAAGCTCACTAGAAAGTCCATCGTCAAGTCGGACAGCGATAATCTTACAGGACTCGACACGACTATTGATTGGAAAAATACCGGAGATAACTCCTACGACGGTGAAAAATTACGACTCCTTGCCCATGACGAAAGCGGTAAGTGGGAAAAACCAGATAATATCCTCAACAACTGGGCTGTCACTAAAACTACATTGAGGTTAGGTAGAAAAATTATCGGCAAGTGTTTGATGGGATCAACTTCAAACTCATTAGACAAGGGTGGTGAAAACTTTAAAAACTTATATAGAGATTCTGATTTGTCCACAAGAAACGTAAACGGACAAACAAAAAGCGGAATGTATAATTTATTTATCCCTATGGAATGGAACATGGAAGGCTTTTTGGATATTCACGGTAACCCGGTTTTTTATACAGATAAAGTTGTTGAGGGGATAGACGGTATGGACATAAACATTGGCGTTATTGACTACTGGAACAATGAGGTGGATTCTTTAAAAAGCGACCATGATCAGCTAAATGAATTTTATAGACAATTTCCTAGAACCGAAAATCATGCTTTTAGAGATGAATCAAAAAATACTTTATTTAATTTATCTAGGATTTACGAACAGATAGATTATAATGACGGACTTGAAGCACAAAGAGTGGTTATGCAAGGAAGTTTTTCATGGAAAAATGGAAAGAAAGATACAGAGGTAATATGGAGTCCAAACAAAAACGGAAGATTTTATGTAACCTGGATACCTCCAAAAGAGCTTAGAAATAATGTTGTGTATAAAAACGGTAAGAAATATCCAGGAAACGAGCACATAGGATCATTTGGATGCGATTCTTATGACATTTCAGGCACTGTGGGTGGGGGTGGATCTAACGGAGCATTACATGGCCTTACAAGGCTTAATTTCGATGCGCCTTCAGACGTGTTTTTTTTAGAATATATATCAAGACCACAGACATCAGAAATATTTTATGAAGATGTGTTAATGGCTTGTGTTTTTTATGGCATGCCAATACTTGCAGAAAATAACAAACCAAGAATATTATATCATTTTAAAAATAGAGGGTACAGATCATTTAGCCTATCAAGACCGGATAAGCATAAAAACGATTTGTCTAAAGCTGAAAGAGAACTTGGAGGAATACCTTCTTCTTCCCCAGTAATTGCTATACATGCTGAGGCTATAGAGTCTTACATAGAGAACAATGTTGGTTTTGATGAAAGTTCAGGTGGAAATATGTTTTTTAATAGAACATTATTAGATTGGGCAAACTACGATATATCTAACAGAACAAAGTTTGACGCCTCTGTTAGTTCTGGTTTAGCTATAATGGCTAACAATAAATATGTGGTGAAACCTGAAAAAAAGGTTAAAGAAATAAATGTTAACTTTGCAAGGTACAACAATCGTGGAATGACTAGCACTATGCTTAGAAAATAAATATGTACGAAAAGGGCCCAAGAAGAATTATAGGATTTCCTGATCAATTAGTTACTGATGGTGAAAAATCATCGGAGGACTATGGTTTGCGTGTTGCTCAAGCAATAGAAGCCGAGTGGTTTAGAAAAGAAAGTGGTACTTCAAGATTCTACAACAACAGAGACACATATCATAAGCTAAGAACTTATGCTATGGGTGAACAGTCTGTTCAGAAATACAAAGATGAATTAGCTATAAACGGCGATATATCTTATCTAAACTTAGACTGGTCTCCAGTGCCTATCATACCAAAGTTTGTAGATATCGTTGTAAACGGAATGTCTAACAGGCTTTATGATGTGCTTGCTCAGGCTGTAGATAGCATTTCTTCGAACAAGAAGGCGATGTACAAGCTTAAGCTTAAAACAGAAATGAACAATAGACAGGACTTTAAACAAATAGAAGAGTCTCTTGGAATTAGTATGTTTGACACAGCTGAAGATGAACTTCCAACTTCTAAAGACGAACTTGACTTACATGTATCTTTAAACTACAAAGACGATATAGAGCTTGCACAAGAGAAAGCTATAGAAACTGTTTTGCAATTAAACGATTACGATCAAATTAAACGTCAAGTGGATGAAGATCAAGTCGTCTTGGGAATATCTGCTTTACGCCATTCTTTTAATACACATGACGGTATTAAGGTAGATTATATAGATCCAGCTAATTTTATATGGAGTCCAACTGAAGACCCAAACTTTGAAGACTGTTACTATTTTGGTGAAGTTAAAAATGTAAACATTACAGAGCTAAAAAAACTTGATCCATCTTTAACCCAGGAAGACATATCTGACATCTCTAAAATGTCTTCTAAGTTTGACGCATATCAGGGCATTAGAGGTGGGTATCATTCCGACAACTTCGACAAAAGCACTGTAACTCTATTATATTTTTGCTATAAAACAGATAAGAATATTGTATATAAGAAAAAGAAAACTGCAACTGGAGGCGAAAAAGTTTTGAAAAAAGACGACCAGTTTAACCCCCCTAAAACAGAAGCAGCAAGATTTGAAAAGCTTTCAAAAAGAATTGATGTCTGGTATGAAGGAGTGTACGTTTTAGGTAGCAACAGATTGATTAAATGGGACATAATGAGTAATATGGTAAGACCCAAGTCTTCTATAAACAAAGTTTACTCTCCTTTTATCGTTTCAGCAAAAAAACAATACAGGGGGCAGATTGATTCACTTGTTAAAAGAATGGTGCCTTTTGCTGATCAAATTCAACTGATACATTTAAAACTACAACAGGTCACCGCAAAAATGATACCTGATGGTGTGTATATGGATATAGATGGATTGTCCTCTATAAACATAGGAAACGGCGCTACATATTCTCCTCAAGAAGCTTTGAATTTATATTTTCAAACAGGCTCTGTCTTGGGAAGGTCATACGCAGAAGACGGAGAAATAAACAGAGGCAAAATACCAATTCAGGAACTCACAGCCTCTGGAGCTAATAATAAGATATCTTCTCTTATTAATATGTATAACTACAACTTAGGTCTTATCAGATCTGTTACTGGCCTTAATGAGGCTAGAGACGGTAGTACGCCAGATCCAAACTCTTTGGTTGGTGTGCAGAAGCTTGCTGCTTTAAATTCAAATACAGCCACTAGGCATATATTAGAGTCCAGATTAAATATGACTAGAAAGCTTTCTGAGTGCATAAGCCACAGAATGTCTGATGTGCTTATGTATTCTGATATGAGAGAAACTTTTGTAAATAGCATTGGAAGGTACTCTATGGATCTTATAGAAGAAATAAAACAAATGCATTTACATGACTTTGGAATATTCATTCAATTACATCCAGACGAGGAAGAAAGAAACTTCTTAGAGCAAAACATTCAACAAAGTCTATCATCTGGCAAGATAGATATAGATGACGCTATAGACATTAGAGCTATAAAAAATACTAAGATTGCATCTCAATTATTAAAAGTCAGAAAGAAGAGAAAAGAAAAGATGGATTTTGATAAACAGCAGGCGGCTATAAAAGCTCAATCTGAATCAAATCAGCAAGCAGCACTAGCATCTGAACAAGCCAAACAACAAACCATGCTCTCAAAGCAAAGAACCGAAACGGAACTTAAAAGACTTGAGGCACAACTTGAAATGGAAAAGATGCAGTTTGAGGCTGAGTTAAAATTGAGGCTTATGAAAGAACAAAAATCTTTAGACAAAGAAAATATAAAAGCATCTATAGATTCTCAAATGTCTAAAGAATTATTTAGAGAGGACAGAAAAGATAAGCGTAGCAAAATACAAGCTTCACAACAATCACAACTTATACAACAAAGAAAACAAGATTTAGATCCAATAGATTTCGATGGCCAAGATTATTTAGGTAGCGGTTTACAGGGTCTTCAATCTGATTTTTAATTATTTGTATATTTGTAAAAAATTTAATTTAATATGAGTGAAATAGAAGTGTATGCTCTTGATGACGATGGAAATCGCATAGAGCCAAAAAACGATAAAAAAGAAAACGAAGTTAAATCCGAGGAACCTCAGCCAGCTGAAGAGCCTCAACAAAAAGAAGAAGATGGCCTACCACGTCAAGAAGAAGTCAAAGCCGAAGACAAAGTCAAAGCCGAAGACAAAGAAAAAGAAAATGTATTAGAGGAAAAGGAGCCTCCAAAAGAAAGCAAGGAGGAGAACTTCGATGAAAATAAGGTTTTGTCTATCCTTAAAAAACAAAAAGACATAAATGTAAGTTCACTTGATGAACTTAAAAACGTTCTTTCAAATAGTGAAAAAGAAAAAGAAGCTCAAAAGTTGCCAGAGGAAGTTGAAAAGTATTTAACCTACAACAAAGAAACTGGTAGAGGGTTGGACGACTTTGTAAAGCTGCAAAAGGATTTTAGTAAAATACCAGACGCAGATCTTTTAAAAAGTTATTACCAATCAACTAAACCTGGTTTAGATTCTAGCGACATTGAGTATCTTATAGAAAGAGATTTCGGAACTAATGAGGATGAATCTGATTCAGACAAAAAAAGGAAAGAGATTTCTTACAAGGAGAAGTTATTTGAAGCAAGAGACTTTTTTAATCGTGAAAAAGACAAGTACAAAACAAAATTAGAGTCTAATAATGTTGAGCTGTCTGAAAATGATAAAAAGGCTATTGATTTTTATAATAATTATCAAAAGGAGTCAGAGAAAAGCGAAAGGACAGGTAAAGAAAAAGCTTCTGTCTTTGAAAACAAAACTAAAGGTTTTTTCTCCGAAAAGTTTGAAGGTTTCAAATTTAATGTAGGAGACAAAACTGAAACGTTTAAAGTAAAAGACAAAGAAATTGTCCTTAAAGATCAGCTTGATATAAATTCTAAACTGTCTAGATTTCTTAACAAAGAAGGGGAGTTAGATAAAACAGAGGAATATCATAAATTTCTTTATGCAGGTACAAACGCTGATGCAATAGCCAGGCACTTTTATGAGCTTGGTAAATCAGAGGCGACTGAAGACATTGTAAAAGAAACAAAGAATATTAACATGTCTGTTCGGGATAATAAACCGGTAGATGTAAAAGGAACTAAGTTTAGAATTTTAGAAAGTGAATCTGATTTTGATTTTAAAATTAAAAAAAGAAGATAAACTTATTTAAAATTTTTAGAAAATGGCAGTAACAATGACCGGAGTCGGTGGTGCATTAACCCCAGCTCCCTCGAAAGCAACGCTTTCATCAAATTATTTGGGCTCAAGTGTTGAGTTTACATCTCAATATTTACCCGACGTATACGAAAAGGAATTCGAAAAGTACGGAAATAGATCCGTATCATCTTTCCTTAGAATGGTAGGTGCAGAAATGCCTATTGCTTCTGATATTATTCAATGGTCAGAGCAAGGTAGATTACACCTAGCAGTCACTGGTGCTACAAGATCAGCTGATGTTATTACTTCAAATGGACATCCATTTAGAGTAGGACAAACAGTTATTGTATCTGACGGCACTGACCAAGAAAAAGCTATCATTACAGCTGTAACCGCAAACACATTCACAGTTGCTTCTTACGAGAACGCAAACCTAGCATCAGCTATCGCCACAACTGGCCTTAAAGTTTTTGCATATGGTTCTGAATTTAAAAAAGGAACAATCGGAATGGACGGAAGCCTAGAGGCTCCAAAAGACATCCAAACAACTAACCCTATCATTATCAAAGATAAGTATGAAATCAATGGTTCTGATTTGGCGCAGATAGGTTGGATTGAGGTTTCAACTGAAAATGGTGCTACAGGATATTTATGGTACTTAAAGTCTGAGCATGAAACTCGTCAGAGATTTGAGGATTATCTTGAATTAGCAATGATTGAAGGTAAGCCTGCTGCAAGTTCTTCTGGCGCTGAAACTGCTGGATTTAAAGGTACTAAAGGTTTATTCCATGAAGTAGAAAACAGAGGAAATATCTCTACTGGCTCTATTGCATCTAGAACCGACATTGAAACTCTTATCCAAGTCCTAGACAAAGAAGGAGCTATTCAAGAAAATGTTTTATTTGTAAACAGAGCTAAGTCTTTTGAGATTGACAATGTATTAGCTGCTCAAAATAATTCAGGCGCATCAACATCATCTTACGGATTGTTTGACAATGACGAAAGCATGGCGTTGAACCTTGGTTTTATGGGCTTCAATTTGGGATATGACTTTTATAAGTCTGACTGGAAATATCTAAACGACGCAACTACAGGAGCATTAACATCTTCTGTAACTGGAGTTTTAGTACCCGCTGGTACAACTTCTGTTTACGATCAGGTTATGGGACGTAACGCTACAAGACCTTTCTTGCACGTTGCTTTCAGAAAGTCTGAAGCTGAAGACAGAAAGTACAAGTCTTGGGTTACTGGATCTGCTGGATCTGCTGGTATGTCTAGCGACTTAGACGCAATGCAAGTACACTTTTTATCTGAAAGAGCACTTGTTGTACATGGAGCTAATAACTTCATATTATTTAAGTAGTATTTATTAAGGCTGGGGGTTTCGGCCCCCATCCTTTTTTTTAATTTAATAAAGTATAATAAAATGGCAAAAAGAAAGACTTCCCAGGCATGGGAAATAAAAGACAGAATATATATTTTAAGTGGTGGCAAAACTCCTGTTAATTATATTCTAAGATCAAGACACCACATAAACAAACCTTTACAATATTTTGATGGCTCAATAAACAGATCATTAAGGTATGCTTCAAACCAAACTTCTGTTTTTGAAGACGAGCAATTGGGAGACGTTACGCTTCCCCCAATAATATTTAGAGACGGAAAGTTAATGGTAAACAAAGAAAATTCTTTACTTCAACAGTTTTTATCAATTTATCACCCAGATCTAGGATCTGAGTACATGGAGTTTGACCCTAACAAGGAGGCTGAAAAAGAAGTCAAAGATGTGGAGCTTGAGCTGGAGGCGATGAATTTAGCTAAAGAAATGGACATTGAAGAGCTAGAAGCTATTGCTAGGGCAACAATAAAAGGAAGAGTTTCTGATATGGCATCAAATGAAATAAGAAGAGATATGCTTATTTATGCCAGACAAAATCCAGAGCAATTTATTGATCTTACAAAAGATGAAAATATTAACCTAAGAAACATAGCTGTAAGGGCAGCTGAAATGGGAATAATATTTATTGACGATGATGGCAGAACAGTCAAATGGAATGATGCTAAAAAAGAAAAGATCATAACAATTCCTTATGGAGAAAATGTGTATAGCGCTTTAGCTGTTTATTTTAAGACAGACGAAGGTCTTGATACGCTGCAAGCTATAAATAATTCTATATAATAAGCGCAACTTACCCTCCACTATAAATGGTTGCGTTGAAGGGGTTGCAAATTTGCACCCCTTTTTTTTTCGTACATTTGTAGTATGATAAATCATGTTAGAAACACTGTGTTGTCAGTGTTAAATAAAGAAAACAGGGGCTTTTTAACCCCTGCACAATTTAACTCGTATGCAAAACATGCGCAACAATTGATATTTAACCAGTATTTATCTGAGTATTCAAGGATGTTATTGGCAAAAAATGCTAGACAAACATCTTCAGAATTTTTAGACAGATCAGAGGTTATGCAAAGAAAGCTTGAAGACTTCACAAAAGAATCAAGTGTTGCTATTTCTGCAAATAAGTACACGAAACCAACAGATCTACAATATCTTGTAGCGGTCAGATATGGCACTCTTGAAGTGGAACAGGTGTCAAGAGACAAGGAAAGATTTTTATTAAACTCAAACCTAACAGCTCCTTCGGCTAATTTTCCAATTTTTGTAGATGAGCCTTTAGCTATCACGCTTTACCCATCAACCTTAACAAGTAATATTAATTTTATTTATTTAAGAAATCCAAAAGATCCAAAATGGACATACAACACAGTTGGAGAAAACCCAGTTTTTAACCAAAGCGCATCTGATTATCAAGATTTTGAAATAGACGGTACCGAAACAGTTCCGTTGGTTGTTGAGATATTAAAACTAGCTGGTGTAACTATACGAGAGGGAGAAGTCACACAAGCAGCTCAAAATATAGACGTGACCAACACCAATAAAGATTCTTAATTATGAGTATGACTGATCAGCAATATTATTCTACAAGCTCTAATTATGGAGCAGCACAGTTTGTTAGTATGAAGGATGTAGTCAATAATTTTTACATGTTTTATGTTGGAGATGATAAAGTCATTAGTAATGTAAAAAGATACGATGTTCTTTTTCATGTAAAAAGAGCCATACAGGAATTAAATTATGACGCTTTAAAAGACGTAAAAGCTTTAGAGCTGGAGCTTCCAACAAACCTACAGTTAACACTTCCAAAAGACTTTGTAAAGCTTGTGAGGCTGTCTTGGGTGGATGACATTGGGAAGCTTAGACCTTTAATGGTTGACAATAGAACAACGATAGCCACAGCATATTTACAAGATAACAATTATAATATTCTTTTTGATGGAAATGGAGCTGCGCTAGAGGGAACTTCTTTTATAGACGAAAAGCTAGGCGCTATCAATACAAATCAACAAGACTACTCGTCCTCCTTAAGTGACGAATTTTTTGGAAGAAGGTTTGGATTAGACACGTCGGTAGCAAATGTAAATGGTAAATACAATATAGACAAAAAGAAAGGTGTAATAAGATTTAGCAGCGAGGTTAAAGGAAAGCATGTTGTTATAGAATATATATGTGATGGTATTGACTATCTTACAGAAGACGAATTAAAGATTAATAAACTCACAGAGGATTATATATACAAGCATGTTGCCCACCAAATTGTTAGCCATAAGTTTGGTGTACAAGAATTTATAGTCAGGAGACTGAAAAATGAAGCTTTTGCTGCCATGAAGAATATGAAAATTAGAATGATGGACATACATCCTTTTGATTTAATACAATCTTTAAAAGGTAGAAACAAGTGGATTAAATAATGAAATTAAAAAACATATTTTCTGCAGGCAAAATGAACAAGGACTCAGACGAGAGGCTTGTTCAGAATGGAGAGTTTAGGGACGCTTTAAACGTAAAAGTTGCTAACTCCTCAGGTTCTGATGTTGGTGCTGTTGAAAATGAAATTTCTAATGCAGTGTTGTCTAGTTTAAGCATGGGAAACAATGCGATCTGTATTGGATCTGTTGCTGACGATGTAAATAACAAGATATATTGGTTTGTAAGATCTGACCTAGGAAGCTACATCTGTGAGTATGATTCTGACAATAACACATCAACATTTGTTCTTATAGACACAAGAACCGGACACAATAATGTTTTAAATTTTACAAAAACTAATTTTATTGAGTCAAATATACTTATAGACATTGACAACAATAAAAGGTTTTTATTTTTTACAGACGGACTAAATCCTCCTAGACGGGTTGAAATTGATTCTGCCAAACTTATAGATGGAAATGATTTTGATAAATACGACATAGATGTTGTACAAAAGCCCCCGCTATATCCTCCAGTCTTAACGCTACAAAGCGCAACAAATGAAGAAAATACTATAGAGGAAAGGTTCGTTTACTTTGCTTACAGGTACAAATATAAGCATGGAGAGTACAGTGCTTTGTCTCCTTTTTCGGAAGTAGCTTTTTTTCCTAAATCTTTTTCTATAGATTTTTCTACTGGATTGAATAAGTCTATGGTAAACGCAAATGGTTCTGTAAGCATACAGTTTGATACAGGGTCAAAAAACGTCACAGACATAGATATTGTTTTTAAAGAAAGCAACTCTAGTAATTTATATATCGTAGAGTCTATAAATAAGCAAGACGAATCTTACGGTAATAATGCAACCCAAAACTTTTTATTTCAAAACTCTAAAATATATAAAGTCCTTCCAGAAAAAGAACTTTTTAGAGTATACGATAACGTGCCTTTAAAAGCAAAAACCCAACAACTCATAGGTAACAGAATTGTTTATGCAAACTATGTAGAAAATTTTAATCTTATTGATGCTAATGGCAACAAAGTAAAACCAGCGATTAATTTACAAGCAACAACTACAGCTATAACAACACCTCCAGTTTCGAGCGTAAAAAGTAACAAGGACTACGAGGCTGGTATTGTTTACTTAGATGACTACGGAAGAGCCACGACTGTTGTTACCTCATCTCAGTCCAGCACAAACGTCCCTTTAAGTAATCAAAAATTACAAAACAAACTACAGATAACAATAAATCATTTGCCTCCTGCTTTTGCAAAAAAATACAGAGTATATATAAAGCAAAGCAAAGGCAACTACGAAAGTATATCACCTGCAATATTTTATGAAGAGCAGGAAACTGGATATGTTTATGTTCAGTTAAACGGTAACGACAAAAACAAAATAAAAGAAGGGGAATTTCTTGTAGTAAAAGCTGACTCTAGGGGTGTTAAAACTGGGCTTATAGAGACTCAGGTTTTAGAAATGAAAGACCAGCTTATTAATTTTTTAGAAGACAGCACCTATCCAGGAGCCAATGATCCTCCGATTGCACAGCAGTCAGGATTTTATGCTAAATTTAAGCCAAGCGGATATAGTCTTTCTATAGATGATTTTG